TACCTAATAATCCGCCTATCATATTTATTCCTTATCTATAAAACATTCCACGACTACCAAAACCTCTTAGTCGTTCTGGAAATACTGAATATACATCACCTGTAACACCAATTTCATCTGTTACTATATCTGTACCATAGTCTGCTGGACTTAACACATTTAATGGTTTATCTGGTGTTGGGTCTAAAGCTCCTTTGCGAATTTCTGTAGTTGGAGGAGGTGTAATTTCTGCTCCTGTAGGATTCATAATATTTTGAGCCGCAGAATTACCTAAAAATGCTGTGCTAACAGGATCTTTTTTAATCATATTAGATATAAAATTACCACCACTTGGATCATATCCACCGCTTGGAGTAATAGCATCTATTGCTCTGTCTACACCAGTAAATGGTATTTGACCGCCAGCAGATGATCCAATTAATGCAGGATTCATTGTATTGCCTGTAACTTCTAATGCGTTGTTACCAAAAGCATATGGGCTAGCAGTAGCACCTGCTGCACCACCTCCTGCTAATGCACCACCGACTGCGCCAGTTGTAGCGCCTTCTAATGCTAAACCTCCTAAGGTTGGTGTAGATGTTGCAACAGTTCCAGCTCCTGTTAAACCAGATCCTAAGCTAAATAAACCACCTTCTGTAAAACCAGAGCCTAATGCTCCTGATCCACCAAATGTTCCTCCACCAATACCACCAAGTAAAGCACCTTGTAATGGATTGCCACCTGTTGCCAAAGATGCAGCAGCTCCTATACCTGCGCCTATTAATACTGGAGCACCCATTACTTACCTCCTCCTGATGATGTAGTTTGAGAAACCTGACCCATAGGAGCACCGTATGCAGCAGATAAGTAAGACTGTAGTTTAGTGTAAGGTTTGTTTTCCTCAAACTCAAATCTAGCAATATCTGACTCTAGTGCTTGTTTTTGATAATCTTCTGCGGTTTTACCTACATTAAGCAACTGTTGAATATCTGCATAGTCAGAAGCAGCCATTTGTGGAGCACTTGCAATAGCTCTTTCTTGAGCCGCTCTTTCGTTTGCATAATTAGTATACATTAGCTCAGATGCTTTATTAGTTAATGTATCGGCTAAGTTTTTAGATGCACGAGATTGTAGTTCAGCCATAGCACCAGAGCCATAACGACCAGCTTGTGAGCTTTGAGATGCAATGTCTTTTAACGCATCTTGGAACTGTGTTGTAGCAACCCCTGCTGCACCTTGTAGTGCGTTAGCAAAGTATGGATTGAGACCTAAATTTTGACCTTGTATTGTAGCTAATTGTTGCTGTTGAGCGGCAGGTACTAATGGGTTACCAGCTAGTGCTCTATTTTGTGCAGCTTGTAATGCAGACTGTGTTTGTTGGCTTGGATCTACATAGGTTTGGTATGGGTAATAAGATGGAGTATCTGTTTGGTATAATTGTTTAGCTTCTTGTAAACCATACTCTACAAATGGTCTAACAGTAGGGTCTAGCTGTTGAGATGTAGTTTGTTTAGACGAACCACCTCCGCCACCACCACCGTAAAAGGTAAACGCATCTGGATTTAATCCAAACAATGTTTTGAATATTTTTAAAAAGGTCATAATTTTAACTCCATTAGTGTATATTTAGGTTGCATACCCCATTTGATCCGCCATAATCTGACGATACCATCTAGTTTGGTAGAACCTTGTATCCTTGTTCCACCGTTGTTTTTTACCCATGTGCAGAATTGTTCCCAACATTTCTTATTAGTAACTCCACCGATATAAGTAATGTAGGCAACTCTGTCATTAGGATAGTTGATCCACTGAACAGTAAATGCACAATGACATTTATGTTCTTCATCTAACACAAGTAGTAAGTCTGACTGTCCTTGTGCTACAAATTGTTTTAATTGGTCTATCGTAAACTCACCAGAACTGACATCTATTGCTTTTTGTAAGTGAGGTACTGCTAGACTCCAGAATTGATGAATATGATTAGTAGGGACTACAAATAGGTTCTTTTCCATTACAGATAATTAAAGTTAATTACAATCCTAGTCTTTTCATCTGTATGTGTAGTTGCTGTGTGTTTTTGTTTAGATGGAAATATCACCATTCTATTTGCAACACTTTCTACTTCATCACCATCTTCGAATACAGTTTTACCATTGTTTGTATTTAGATACCATACGGCTGTATTACACTTGAATAATGAATCTACATGAAACTTACCTAACCGAATAGATTCTTCTCTACCTGTTAGATTAGCTTTAATTCTTATCAGTGCGTTGACTTGTAGTTTATCTAAAAATGGTTGTAATGCTTTGTAATGCTGACTATTAGGATTGTGGTTATTATAAAAGATATGAGTGAATTGAAAGAAATCATCGCTCTCATATTCTTTGCCATTCTGATAAAACCAAGAAAAGTATGGGTTGTCAGTAAACAATATCTTCATGGCTTCAAAGTCACCATGATCCAAGAAATTATCTATGACTGTTTTGCTTGCCATTCCAAATATAACTGGTATTCATCAGGGTCATCATTAACATTGAACCTATAAGAAACACCATTAGTCATATTTTTAGTAATAACTAATTCACCGTCTTTGTTTTCTTGTGTAAAATACTGTACAATATTATCCATAACCTACCCTATTATAACATATCCATAAGTGTTATTCGATGTATTATTAGCAAAGTGACTGACTGTAGCCTGTCCTTTTTGCTGTGCTGACACATACACATTATCCATACTAAACGGTGCAATGTATGTAATATTTATTTGTGCAGATGGTATTGCAGGTCTTGTGTAAGGTGTTGTCGTTGTAGCAGTAAAATGCTCCAAAGAAACATTACTGGAAGATGTTGCTCCTGCTATTTCTATATAATCACCTGCTGTTAAATCTAACACATGACTTGAAGTTCCAGTTAAATGTGATGGATCACCTGTAGACTTACGAGCAGGTAAACCAAACCTTTTCCCAGAGTCAGCAATATCACTGCCATTTAATCTAAACCATACATCTGCATACTCTGCATCGTTATTAGAGTTTGCTAGCTGTAAAGAAAATAACGCTTTATATATACCATCGTTTCTAACATATATTCTTGATGTATTGACTGCATCTAAATACATACCATTTAGATCATGTTCTGTAGTCCAATCGACCACTGCTGTATTTCCTGCACTTGGTGCTAACTGGTCTGTGTTTTTAGTAAACTCACCATAAGGTGCTGTAGATGTTTCTGCTACATCGCTAAATGGCACTAATAGTATTTTAGAGTCATTAGAGATTCGTTCGTTATAGATAGTCGTTGATGTTGCCCAGCTCGTATCTAAATTAAATGTACCAGTATTATTTGTTTTACCATTTAATATCTGGTTAGTGACTTCTGCAATTTCACGAGTATCTGCATACTGTGGTTGTAGTCTACGAAACTGATTTGACATTATCTACTACCTTGAGGTTTGAGGTCTACATCTATACTAATAGCATTAGTCCAGTTACCAGTAGGGCTTACAGAGAAACGATGATACCTTCCTGCACTACGAACACTAGCACGACCTTCTGATGAAGTGCTTACAGAAGATCCAAATTGAATGTTATCATCTAATTCTCTTCTTGATGCTACTTTAATAGTTGCAGATCCATTATCTATTTGTGGTCTAACTAATGTTGCTACAGAGTTGTACCCTACTTCTAAATCAGGAGTTATTAATTCTGAATTGTAAGTAGATCCTGTAAAGGTCACAATCTTATCATTCTTTGTTCCAGCAAATAAGAACTTACCACCAATCCATAATCGATCATCAAGTGATGCAGGCATATTATCTAGGTTAGGATACAACAAAGATAATCCTTCTAAAGTTGTACCAGTTGTTGCTGCATTACCAACAGATGTTGTTTCTGTTATTGCTCTTGACCATTTGCTTAACTGCCAGTTATAAATAATGATGCTACGACCACCATCTACATTAGCATAATTCCATACCACTAATTTTTTGATAGGGTCTACAGCAGCAGACATTGTATCTAGTTCAGTTAAATCTGCATCGTTATAAAAATATCTATCTACTTTTTCTGTACCAATTCCTGTGACTGTTTGACCATCACATTGGTAAAATCCGTCATCAGATAAGAAGAATGATGTAGCACCATACTGTGCAATAGAGTTACCATTAATACAACCTAGACCTCTTGAGATAACATCAAACTGGAAGAACAATGGTGATCCAGCATATGTCATACGAACGATAGATTTTTCTAAAAACACTAGTCCAATCTCGCCACCTGTTAATCCAGTAATGTTACCACCGTCAGGAACAATTTGATAATCTGACTGGGATGTAGTTCCAGATACCCAATTTGTTTCATCGTTAATATCAGACCATTGCACCTTGTTAGGCTCTGCACCACCAGCAATATTAGCTGCTACTACAAAGTCACGCACTACAGTGACATATTTAGCTACAGGTGCATTTGCAGATACATCATCAAATGTAGATCCTGATGCAATGTCGTATGCTTGTATTTTAGATGCGTTATTAGCGGCTAATATAATACTTCCAAACTGTGTAAACTTCCATCTTTCAGAACTAGAATATCCACCTGATTTAGATATATCATTAACTGATAGATCAGAAGAATCAAACTTAAATAACTTGGTATTACCACCAGCAATTAAAGCAACATCGTTACCAAACTTACCTACAGTAATACTAGATATATTTTCTGATGCTGCATTTGAGTATTCTTCTGCATTAGGAAATGGTGCGTATCCTACAGAAGTTGGGTATACATTTTTAGCATCTCTTAATGATGTCACTGATGGCTGATCTGGCAACCATTCAGTAAATTGTACTCTTTGTGCTGTCATTAGCTATACACTCCGCCTTCTGTTACATCTTCTGTTTGTGTTGCTGGGAAAGCCCTTGTTGATCCCCAGATAAGTCTTACTGCACCTTGATACCCAGAAGCTGCACTGTATGAGTCGTGACCACCACCGCCACCACCATACGAGCCACCTCTTCCACAGTCTCCAGTGTTACAATCGTGTGTGCCACCTCTTGATCCTCCAGAGCCACCATAGCCACCACCAGAATATGATCCGACATTAGCACCTGATGCACCTTCGCCATAGATACCTACACCGCCACCGCCACCTCCACGATAGTTAGATGATGCACCGTTACCACCAGCACCGCCAGTTTCAGAACCACCATTGCCGTCATAACCACCTGCTCCACCACCACCGCCAGCAGTAGAAGCATCACGATAAGATTTAGTAGCACCATTGCCACCACCGTCACCGTTAAATGTTCCACCTACCATAGTGTTGTTTGGAGATGAGAATCCACCAAATGTAGTTAATCCTGAATCTCCACCACCACCTCTAACAATAATGTTTCCTTCAAAACATACACCTGTTACAGATAATTCACTGTAATCTTGAAATGTTTTAGAGTATGTAAATGTATCTTCATCAACTTTGGTAATAGTAAATGTGCCGTTAATTTCTCTAAATGAACAGTCTACAGAAACAGTATCTCCTGTTTCAAAACTATGTGCAGAACTTGTATTTACAGTAACAACATTAGAAGCAACAGAAAATGATGATATTTCAAAAGCATCTGTAGTAATAAATATACTACCTACACCATCAACCAAACTATTTGGGTTTCCACCAATGCCAACATAAACATAGTATGTTTCTCCAGCAGTGACAGAGATATTGTTTTTCCATCCAAGACCTCCGCCACCACCTCCATCACCACCATCACCAGAACCAGAACCACCGCCACCACCACCAACACATACAGCGTGAACAGTGTTTACTTTTTGTGGGCATACCCATGTATGGAGTCCTGTAGTCGTAAACTCTTCCTGACCAAGAAAGTCAAATGATCTACCATAGTAATTAGAGAAGGATATTGCACCAGTAGCTTTTTGAGATAGACCTCTAGATTCTTCACTATTAACAGAAAACTCTGATAATGAGGCATTTCTTAACTCTAAATTAACATCATTAAGACTGATTGTTCCACTAGCCTGCAATGTCATATTACTGCTCCTTACAAGAACAATGTTCAATAGCCTTGTGAGCATCTAATTCTTTTTGCAGATGCTTAACTTTGGTATTTAATTCTTTTACTCCCTCTATTAATAATGGGACTAGTCTTGCATAGTCTACAGTAAGGTATTGTTCATCTATTGGTGCTGGTGATATAACTTCTGGCATAATTGCATTAACTTCTTGAGCTGATACACCAACTTCTTTTTTAGACTCATATCCTAATGCTTGTGCTGTTGCATTAGCACTGTAATAAAAACCATTTAATGTGTTAATCTTCTTCAGTGCTTCTGTAATATTTCCATGTCTAGTTTTTAAACGATCATCAGAATAGTATGCAGTGATATTGCCTGTTGCACGAATTTCACCTGTTGTTCCAGAAGCTGTTGTTCCTATTCCTAATGAATCAAACTGTGCATCAGCATCTGTATCTAATCCTAATGAGTCTACTAATTCTGAAATACTGGTAACGCCTGTACCACCTTGTGCAGCAGATAATGGTGTTGTAAGACCTGTTAATGATGTAATATCAGAGTTAGCACCAGATTTTGCCGCTGATAAATTAGTTCTTGCATTTGCAGCAGTTTCTGCACCTGTACCACCAGATGCAACTGCTAAAGAGTTTCCTGCAACATTACCTGCTTGAAAGTCTTTAAGGTGAGCCATTACCTCACGAATTGCATTATTGATGTTACTAGGACTGCATCCTTCTGCAATATTAATATTATCTACATCTGT